TTTTATATAAAAAAACCCCCACGTTTGTGGAGGCTTTAATATTATTGAATTATAGTATTAAGATGCCGTTTCAGTTGGTGGGTTTGTTAACCCTTGTAACGCTCCAGCAGTTGTACCAGCAGTACACAATAATGCTGCTCTCTGCTCTCTACCAGTTAATGTAAGGTTGTATCCGTTCATATCTCCGAACGCTTGACCTCTACCTACATTACCACCAGTTACTGTAACACCATTAAAAGCACCAGCTAGATAAACCTTACCTTGTCCAGTTGCTTCGTCAATGTTATTATCTTCAATGTAAACTTGGAATCTACCTTGACCTAAAATCTTAAGAGCCTTTAAAGATACGCTCGTTAAGTTAGGCAACGATAAAGTCAAAGTCTGCTCGTAGAATACCGTACCATTTTCTTCGGATACTGTAACCACTTCGTCAAAACTTGAGCCTTGTGGGATTAATTCGTATTTGTAAACATCTGATGAACTTGAACCTAATCCAGTTAAATCGCCCTCAGCGTCAATAGTTAATGAACCACCAGCCCCATTGTTTGCGAAATATACGTTACGAATACCACCGATTGATTCTTTGCATTCTAACGCTCTTCCGTTTGCTATATCACAAGCCATATTATATAGGGTTTTAAAAAGTAGGGGCTATTAAACCCCTACCTAAATTATTAATTATGCGTTGTAGTAAACGATGTCTCCAGATGTTGCATATCCAACACCAGCATTATAGCGCATTACTACGTGAACGTTATCAGAACCATCTACGTTCCCTTGGTCTAATAACTTAACCTCAGCCATGTCAGATACCAAGTCAGTAGCGAAGAATAAGTTAGACTTACGAGCAGCTACCATTTTGTCTGCATCCATACCAGGACACCAGATTAATTTGATACCCTCAAAGTTAGCCTCTGTAACTCCAGCATGATACTGGTTAAGGTAACCTAAAGCAGCTTGTGCAGAAATGTAGAATCTGAATGCAGCAGTACCCATGTAGATAGCTAAATCCTCTTTTCCGTAAACGGCAGATGGAATTGCATCCCTTACTTTACCTAACTCTGCAACGATGTTTCCAGCGTTAAGAGTAGTAGCAGCTACATCAATTACGGCAGCATCTGCCAACAATAATGCTTGGAAACCATCAAACTCTCCAGTAGTTCCAGCTGCACCAGCCCAGATAGACTTTTCAACCTCTTGACCTACTAACGCACCAGCGTGAGAAATTACATACTCTTGGAAATTTCCAGGAAGTGTACCATCAACACCTACATTCATAGATGCTCCAGCAAAAGTTGCCAACCAATCTTTCTTACAAAGTTTTTGGTTAAGTTGGTAGTTTCCTGGTGTTAGAGCTTTTTCAGTATAGTTTACATCTCCAGCAGCAGTAAAGTCGCATGATGCGTCAACCACGTTAGACGTAGATAAATCAAAACTCTTTAAATTTACTTTGTACGATACGTTTGGTAGAACAGTAATGTTTCCTTTTCCTAAAGTTTCTCCAGATAATAGAGATGCTGAAATGAAACCAGCTGCTTCCTCGCCAACGTAGACACTTGTAATGTTTGTTGCCATTTTATTTATTTTTATGGATTAAATATTGTACTTTTTGTTGAGCTGTCAGTTTAGACAAATCAACATTTTCACTTACTTGTTTAAAATTCCCCTCTGGGTTAGGCTTAATTTCTTCGCCTACTTTTTCAAACTCTTCTACTTTTACTGCGTTTTCTTTTGCCTCTTCTTTAATAGATGCAAATTCTTCTTTCAAAGCATTGAACTCTTGTAATAGGTTTTCCATTACTCCGATAGCTTGAACGATAGCTTCTTTAGAGTCATCAGATGATTGCTCAACAACTTCTTCCTCAACTACTTCTTCAACCTCTTCATCAGCTGCTTTAATGTCAGCGATAACACCCTCTTCCTCTACTACCAAAAGAGAGCCATCTGCCAAAGCATATTCTCCAACTGGTAAAGGTTGCTGGTCTTCTTCAACAACAATAAAAACTGCGTTGCCAACCTCAAAAGCGTCTGCACTAATTATAGTACCATCTTCTAAAGCTGCCTCTTCAAATTTAAGTTGCTCTGTTGCTTCCTCCAGTTCTTGTGGAGTAGCCTCGTCTATTTGTGGCGTTTCTTCCATACCTAATAGAACTTTGATTTTGTTTAGTGTGTCCATTGCGCTAATTTATATTTGTAAATAGATTATTGGTTAAAGTGTTTTATTTTCATCCTCTCGAATGATTTGCCTAATCTGTTCAAGAACACTCTCTTGGCTCATATTAGTAGGCTTCTCATCAAAGTATCCCTCAATAGAAAAACCCTTTACAATGCCCTCTTTTACATAGTTCTGCCATACGTCTTCGTTGTCTATCTTCATACAAGCTACCCACGTACCTACTGGATATTCTAAACCAAAGGCTTGAGTTTTATCATGCTTACTATCAGCGACTATCCAGCTTTCTATGGTAGTAATACCATTGATAACTCTTTGGTGTTCTAAGGTAGCGTTCTTGTGCTTAGATTCAAGCATATACAACTCGCTAACTCGCTTGATAGTTTCCTTACTAAAGAAACATTTGTACTGATTACCCTCTTCGTCAACTCGTAGTATCTGAATGTCAGGTATCATTACTGCGCCCATTACAATACGTTTGTCTTTGTCTACCGTTGCAAAGTTCGTCGGTCTACCCTCCTTTGAAAAGTATTTAAAATTCTCTTCGATAGCTGGTTGCTCTACTAAGCTAATAGCAAAAACTCCGTAGTCCTCTGCCTCTTCGTCTATTGTAAATTCTACTACTTTCATTATAGTGTCTTTTGGTTATTTAAATATGATTGAGCCTCTTGGCTATCTGTTACATCTTGACCTATTACATATGCTCTAATTGGCTCTTGATTGCTTTGATTAACACTACTAACCACATCGCTTAAATTGGTTTGTGTTGGTAAACTTGCAGCAATGTTTGAGCCTACTGCTGGAATGCTTCCACCTCCACTAGATGCACCACCTCCACCACTTGGTAATTTAGTATCGTATATTTTCTTTACGTTACCTAAACCAGCGGCAATAATTGCAGCAGCAGAAACAAAACCTAATATACCACCTTGTGCGAAAGCCTTGTTTGCACCAGTATAAGTGTCAATGATTGCAGAGGCTGCTGCCAATTCTTTATTATCCCCAGCCAATGAACTTAACGCTCCAGCTAATTGACCGAACGCAGCAAGTTCTTGGTCTTTTAAATCCTTTGCTATTTTTATCTCTCGCTTTGCTTGTGCATCCTTTTCGTCTGCCACCTTTTTAGCCAACTCAATTTCTTTGTCTGCTGCTGCTATTTTATCATCTTCTAATTTTTGCAACCTTGCAGCCTCTGCATTGTCAATCGCGATTTGTTGATTTTGCAAACCTTGAAACGCACCTATCAAAGCCTTTCGTCTATCTGCTGCTTCGGCTCTAATATTAATAAGGTTTATTTCTGCTTCGGCTTCTCTTTCTAAATCTTCCCTTGTACTTTCTCCTAGAGCATTTTGTTGTTGTATAGTATCAAACCTTTGCCTTGCTATTTCCTCTTCTCTATTTGCTTGGGTTTCTACCAAATCAAGAGCCTCTTTTAATTTTTCAGTTCTTTTCTCTAGTGAAACGCTTTGGTCGGCAGCTATCGCTTCTGCTTCTCTAATAAGTACGTTGTTCTTTGCTCTTTGTACAGAAAATTCTCTTTCAGTATCAAGTAAACCGTTTAATGTTTTCTTAAGTGTTGCTGCTGCCTTAACCTCGTTATTTATTTCTTCACCTAACCCCTTAAAAGAATTTTTCATTCCCTCAACGGCTCCTTTTGTATCTCCTTTAAAAAGTTTTAATACACTAGCACCAAAATTAGAAACTCTATCGACAACTACATCAACGGCAGCACCAATACCAGCCATTGCCTCGCTTACTTTGTCTGCACCAGCTTGGGTTTTTGTGAAATATACAACTAAAGAGCCTAGAGCAATAACCAATAAACCTATCCCAGTAGCAGCAATAGCACCAGTTAAGCCCTTAAACGTAGCTATTACTTTTCGTACACCACCTTTTAGCTTATTAAATGAGCCTCTAAGTTTTTCGGTAGCATCTGAAAATAAAGTTTGCTCTTTTGTAGCTTCCTTAATTTCTTTTTTTACTTCCTTTACTTCCTTTTCAGCACCACTAGCATCAACCTCTAAAGGTATAATTACTTTTTCAGCCATATCTCTGTCTTAAATTGTTTCCACGCTTGTTTGATTGTCTTAGGGTATTGCTCTAATCCAAATGCAAACGTATTAGTTTTCGTTTGTTTTATCTTTCCAGTTGTCAATCCTTTGATGACCTCGC